CCTGCAGCACCATTGCCACCACCGCCGAAGCCATTGCCCCATCCGTTGTTGCCCCAACCGAACATCGAGGCGATGATGGCCAGGCCGAAGAGGTCGGCGATAGAGTTAAAACCGTTACCGAACATGCCGTTGCCTCCGAAACCTCCGAATCCTACGGGTATGCTGTAAGGAAGGCTTGTGTTCCCGCTGTCTGGGATAGAATAAATTTCTGCCATAAGAGTTTTTTGTTTTTTGATTGTTAATTAATGCTACTGTGCGGCGCGGTTCTCCGCACCGGTCATCGCGCTTTGACATTAGCAAATTTACCAACTCAAAACACTGGCTCAAAGGAATATCAGAAATTCAAACTATCACGTTCAGATAGTGCGTCTGAAACGTTTAAGCATCCTGTATATACTGGCTTCACTGATGCTGTACTTCTCCGACAGTAAGGCTACGATATAAGTGACCTTATATCCTATATCCGACATTTTCTCATACTCTGCGAAGATGTCATTATACTTGAAATCACTCGTCTTAATGTCAAGTCTTGATAGCAGTTTCATCGTCTCTGCATTAATTTTAACAAAATCCGCAACTTTCATCGTACAAAGTTTTGTCTTTTTCAGATTTAATACTATCTTTGTACCCAACATCTGACCACATAGACGGAATAAAGCACCTGTCCTTTGGCGGAAGCGGGCCATAATCCCCCGACGCGCCATCGGATAGATGCTCTATTGATAAAAGGTCAGATGTTTATTTTTAGAATGTCGGGGGATTTTTTTAAAAACGCCCGACGATAATGTGTCAGAGACTAATCTTCTTCCAGTTCATCTCTAGTATTCTCGGTGCGTCCTTATACGTATTCGTCAGCACGTCAAGATGCTGCACCGTCTCTATATACTCCGAGTATTCCGTTCCCGTGGTCAGCACAAGGGCAATGCTCTTCCTGGGAGCACGGTAGCTCTCCAAGAAACGCAACGAGGTCTGCCTTCCGTGGTTCTCGCCGATGTCAACACGGCCCGTCACAGCTCGCGGATGCCCTTCGTAGGGTGAAGATAGGTAAACGGTCTTACCCTTCGGTATCTTCATCCTGCGCGTAGGCTCGTTCCAGTTGTTCTGATACACGATGCCTGCCAAACGACCGCCTATGTACACGCCTGCCATGTATGAGGTCTGGGTGTTGCCAGTAAAACCCATGAACTGACGGTTGGTCGATACGCGGACAAGCAACTTGTCGGCTGCATTGATAAGGTTGTTATACAGCACGTCCTCTATCATACGGTAGCCCTCGGCAAAACCGTTCTCCAAGGTCTTTGCATTGTCTCTCATGCCTGCGTCAGCGTTATGTCGGTCACGGGGTCGGTAACGCGGAACTTTACCTTAAACGTCACTACGTTCTCATGATACAGGTTGCCGCCTTCCTGCTTCGTCTGAACGGTGGGCTCCTCACTGCTGATCTCCGACAGATAGCACCCTTGCCTGCCTATCGACGAGTAGGGAGAATAGATTTTCAGCTCCGTGCCGCTGCCGTCTATGCTGTCCTTGCCGGTCAGCCATTCCTTGAAATCGCGGATATGCGTGAAGGCCAGCCCCAAGTCAAACGGGTTCGAGGCTAGCTCCTGACCCTTATAGGCCAAAGTGAACTCGGCATCATAGGCTTTCAGCTTCGACTCCTGTGGGAAATAGGTGTCCTCACCGTCCTCGTCGGGCCAGTCGCGCTTGGAAAATTCCTTCACCTCACCACCGGCCTTGAAGGGGACCGAACAACACACAATACCCCACTCATCATAACTGTTCACAACACTTCCGCTGCCTTTCTGCAGCAATAATGTATATCTTTCTTCCATCGCTTCGTAGTTATGAATGATAATGGGGACAAAGCGGTATGACCGCCCGCCCCCATCGCGTATATAATTAAGAAGAAGCCCAACTTAACCGTTCTACACGCTACCCTGCAGAGGATAGAACGATGCTCCGTTGCTGTCGGGAAGCGGGGTCACCACCACATTGTAGTAGCCCGTAGAGTCGTCGCCACCGTCACCGTTGAAGGAGGCGTGCATCTCCACATTAGGCAGATAAATTGCGGTGGTCTTGTCCTCACTGAGCATCAGAAGAGCACCTATCACCTTCTTAGGAGCCAGCGAGAAACCGCTGCCTGAATAGGTCATGCCCTCGAAAGTGAAACCGCTGATAGTCGCACCGGTCTTCTTCTCCATCAGGAGCTCATTGATGGTGCTGTGCACACTCGACACCTGGAACGAGATGTCAGAGTCACCCTGCGACGACTTGCTCACCCAAGTGGTGTTGTCGGTCAGTTTTATCTCTTGAATCTCGGCCTCGCCAGTATCGAAGGTGACACCATCCTGCAAAACGGGGAACTCAATACCTGTGGTCTGTGCGCTCAGGGCAGCACCGGCATCGCTAAAGTAGTAAACTCTGTTTACCTTGTCGAAAATCACTTTCAGATTTTCTTTGTTTGTCACTGCTAAAGCCATAATTGTTATCCTTTCTTTATACCTTAATTACTATTTTGAATTGAATAATAGTCGAATGAAATCCCATGCCGTCACTCTTGCAGTCCATGACCAGGGGCTTCTCGTTGCAGCTCATCAACGCATCGTCGAAGGGGAGCAAACCGACAATGCCGTCTATCAGCTCTTCCATCTCGTCCTCGTTGACGATACCACCCTGACGGTCTCTCACGAAACAGTTCATCTGAACATAGGCGATATTGTGGGTATCGGCATACGCACTGATGCCCTGCGGCAAGCGGACAACGATAAACGAGTCTAGCTTGTCTGTGGCTATCGGCCGGCTCGATGTGAACACATGCCCGCTGACCGTCTTAGCCTTAGCCCAAAGGCTCTCCAATACGTCCCTGCGCTGATACCTGTTTGCCATCGCTCTTAGTTCTTTGGATTGTCACAATATACCGTCGTCCCCAGCTGACCGGCGTATGCGTCGCTGATGGTCAGCTCCTCAAAGTTACCCTGCAAGTCCTCTATGTCTATCAGCATGCCGGCCTTGATGCCCTCAACGATGGCTCCTACCTCCTCGCCTGCCCTGCCGTCATAGGCAGCATCGGCATCACCCGTGAGACAACCGCCCACCAGTGCGCCCAGCTGAACGCGATAGTCAGTCTTCAATACACTGTCTGAGCCTTTGAAGGTTCTGACCGAAGTATTGCTCTCCTTCCGGCAGCGGCCCTCCCACACTACGACGCGATCTCCCTCCGAGAAGGGGGTCACCTCGCCCTTGTGGTACACCGTGCAACGGTGCGGGAAGCGTTGGAACATCTTACTGAGCCTGCCCATAGCCTAGAGATTGATGATTCGTATCTTGCTGTTGCTGATAAGCGTCTCATCCCATTTCTCAAAGAGGGCGCGGTATTTCCGCAGCCATTCCTCGATATTGGCCTTTGAGACCGTCCAGCCGCCCTCTGAACGCGACCAGCCGCCGTCGGCAACCTTCTCAGTGGAACCGCCGACGGGAAGGTTACTCAGCCAGTAGTACATCGTACCCTCGGCCAAGTCAGCATCGCGCTCGTCAAGGCTCAGATAGGGAGTGTCGGGGTCTATGCGACGCTTGGCACATACATACCCTAGGGCTTCCTCCGTTACCAACGGAGAAATGCCCATCAGGAATGTACGTATCGTATGAGTGCCTGTTGCCATAGGTTTCATTCGTTATGTGCTACGCCGTTACGGTGCTGATGAACATGCGGTTGACCACTGAAGGCACACACAACTGTCCCATCTCACCGTTCACGTTGATGCTGTGAGTGCGAGGAATACCCTCCTGCTCAATCAACAGACGCTTGCCCATTGCATAGGCAATGTCGTTGGCATCATAGCCCATAGAGAGAGGCTGAACACCCTGAATACCGCCGAGCTTGCCAGTCGGGATAAATGCGATGTTCTCCTTCTTGAAGTTCTCAATCTGTGTAGTCACCAGGTCGGGAAGTCCGTTGGCATCCACACCAGGAGCGCAGGTGTAGGCGTAAGTATCCTGCATCTTAATCTCGTCAACACGGATGAGCTTGCGGATAATCTCACGCTTCTGCTCGTCGGGGGTGTTGGTGCCGACACTCAGAGCGATAGCGTCTGTTGCGGCGGTAGGCACAATGTTGTAGCCTATCTTCTTCAGCACGGCACTGTGTCCGAGCGTGTCATCCCACAAGTCCTGGCACATCTCCAAACGAATCGGACCATTGTAGTGGCCGGTACGACGGATGTACTTCACGCGGTCTTGCATGTACTTGATGGGGTCTGCAGCACTACCCTCGGTAGTGTGAGTGTTGTTGGTCCACCAACGCTCAGTCAGACGATTACCAGTGCCTGTCTTTGTCAGGTCATCGAAGTTGTCTGCGGGTACGCCGAAGCCGATGGTGATGCCTTTCAGACCGCGGGG